GAGAGCCCCACAAGCACCAGCTTCAGCTACATCTACGCCTTTAAGTGTAAGTAAAAAACGAGGTAAATCAGCTCTTAAAATAGACTTAGACCAGTCTAACTTAATGAGTGGTGGTTCTGGCGTTAATATCCCCTAATAGTACAATAAAATATGGAACAAAACCTAACAGCACGAGCTCGTTACTCTAAATTAGAAACAGTACGTCAACCTTATTTAGATAGGGCTAGAGATAGTGCAGAATTTACAATACCATCTTTAATAACTAGAGACGGCTATGGTAGCTCTACAAAACTATATACACCTTACCAAGGAATAGGTGCTAGAGGTTTAAATAATTTAGCTAGTAAATTACTTTTAGCTTTATTACCACCAAATCAACCTTTCTTTAGGTTGTCTTTAGATGAGTTTACAATTCAAAAACTTACTCAACAAAAAGGTATGCAAGGTGAGTTTGAAAAAGCTATGGGTTCTATTGAACGTGTAGTAATGAATGAAATAGAAGTTAATAATTTTAGAACTTCTGTATTTGAAGCGTTAAGACAATTAATTGTTGCTGGAAATGTTTTATTATATATCACACCAGAATTAACTACTAAAGTATATAAATTAGATGAGTATGTAATTAAAAGAGATTCAGTAGGTAATGTTATAGAAATTATTGCAAAAGATGTGACAAGTCTTTCTGCTGTTTCTGAAGAAATTGAAGATTTATGTCACGAAGAAAACGAAAAAGAAAATTACCAAGATAAACAAGTTTCTATCTACACGAGAGTGATTAGATCGGAAAATAAAAGGTGGCTTGTCCAACAAGAGGTAAATGATAAAATCATACCTAGCTCCATTGGAAGTTATCCACTAGACAAGTCACCTTTTATACCTCTAAGATACACATTAACAAACGAAGATTACGGTAGAGGTTTCGTAGAAGAATATATTGGTGATTTAAGATCGCTAGAGGCTTTATATAGAGCTGTAGTAGAAGGTAGTGCTGCTGCTTCTAAAGTTTTATTTTTAGTAAGACCAAATGGTACTACAAGAATTAAAACGTTATCTGAAAGTCCAAACGGTGCGATTAGAGAGGGAGATGCTAATGACGTAACTACTCTACAGATGAATAAATCTGCTGATTTCTCAATTACTTTTCAAACAATTAGAACTATAGAAGAAAGATTAACTTATTCATTTATGTTAATGAATAGTGTTCAAAGACAGGCTGACAGAGTTACAGCTACAGAAATAAGATTATTAGCTGACGCATTGAATGATAGTGTTTCTGGTTTATATTCTTTATTGTCTCAGGAATTACAATTACCTTTAATTTCCCGTTTGATGTATCAAATGGAAAGAAATAAAAGATTACCTACACTACCTAAAAATAGTATTAAAGTAAAAATAGTTACTGGACTAGAAGCACTAGGTCGTTCTTCTGATTTACAAAGATTAAATACTTTTATCCAACAATTAACTCCATTTGCACAAGAATTATTTAAGTATGTTAATTTTGATGAATATGTTAAACGAGTTGGTACATCATTAGGTATTGATATGGAAGGATTAATTAAATCACCAGATCAATTACAAATGGAAGAACAAATTGCACAACAACAAGCTATGATGCAACAGGCAACACCAGTAGTCGCTAAAGAAGGTGCTGGAATTGTTAGGGATAGTTTTAAAGCTAGGGGAGAACAACAACAACTAGAACAACAACAACAAGGACAATAACACATATGGGCGAAACAACTACAGTAAACATAACTCCTACAGCTAACGTTGAAACACAAGAGTACAGAGATAGTATGGTTCAGAAAATTGACCAAGCTAACGCTGCTCCTCAACCAACTTTACAACCAGCAACAACTACGGAAGAAGTTAAACAAGAAAAAATACTTGGTAAATTTAATTCACAAGAAGATTTAATTAAATCTTATCAAGAATTAGAAAAGAAACTTTCTTCTAATACTTCTAGTACAAAAACAGAAAATAAAAATCCTTTACAAGCACAAACTAAAACAGAACAACCATCAGCTATTAGTTCTGTATTTCAAGCTGCTGAGCAAGAATTTAATGAAACAGGTCAAATAAGCGATAATACCTTGTCTTCTTTAGAAAAATCTGGTCTTCCTAAACAATATGTAGATAATTATTTAAAAGGATTAGAAGCTCTTGGAGAACAATTCCAAAATAAAGCGTACTCAATTACTAAAGGTGAAGAACAATACAAAGCCATGACCGATTGGGTTGCTAATAATTTAACTGAAGAAGAAGTTGAAACATTTAATAGAGGAGTTGCAAGTGATGACTCTACTGCTTTATTTACTATTAAAGGAATGTATGCTAGATATAATACAGAAAGCAAAGAGCCTAAAATAAATTTAGGTCAATCATCTTCTTCAAATTCAACTGGAGAAAGATACGAAAGTGTGTCTCAATTAAAAGAAGATATGAAAAATCCTCTTTATCAAAAAGACCCAGCTTTCAGACAAAAAGTTGAATTAAAATTATCTAGATCAAATATTTTATAGAAATTCTTTCGGGTTAATTAGTTAGACCCGACTGATGTTAACGCTTAATAAAGTCTTAACCGTCCCGAGGGACGACAATTTTGTTACCTAAATAAGCTGTTTTTAAACTTAACTAAGCAACTTAACTTATAAGAAAGGGATATATAATGTCAAATTATACTCCTTCGTACATAGGTCAGGCTGCTGGTGCTGGCGATCAAAATGCTCTATTCCTGAAATTGTTTTCAGGCGAGACTTTGACTGCCTTCGAAACAGCAAATACTGCCCTAGATAGAACTATGGTTCGTACTATAGCTAACGGTAAAAGTGCAACGTTTCCAGTATTTGGAAAAGCGTCTGCTGCTTACCACGCTGCTGGTACTGAACTAACTGGTTCATCAATAACTGGTAATGAAAGAATTATATCAATTCAAGATTTACTAGTATCTCACGTGTTTATTGCTTCTATTGAAGAAGCTAAATCATCTTGGGAAGTTAGAAGTATCTATGCAAAAGAAATAGGTATTGCTCTAGCTAATCAAATGGATAAACACATTTATCAAATGTTAGTGAAAAACGCTAGAGAGTCTGCTGTAGCTCCACAAGCTGCTGGACAAACTATTACTGACGCTGACTTTAACACAAACGGTGCTTCTGCTGCTGCATCAATTTATGCTGCTGCAAGATACTTAGATGAAGCTAACGTTCCAGCTGAAGACAGATATGCTGCTGTATCGCCACAAGCGTACTACAGTATGGTTTCTGATACTTCTGCTGCTGTAATCAATAGAGATTTCGGTGGTTCTGGAAGTTATGCAGATGGTAAAGTATTAAAGATTGCTGGAATTGAAATTGTTAAAACAAATCAATTACCATCAGCTAATATTACTACTGGTGTTGGCGTAGGTTCTATCGTTGGTTCTGGCGGTGGTTTAGGAGGAAACTTCTCTACTACTGTTGGCTGTGTATGGCACAAAAGTGCTGTAGGTACAGTTAAATTACTAGACCTATCAACAGAGATGGAATACTCTGCGAGACATCAAGGAACATTACTTGTTGCTAAATATGCGGCAGGACACGGTGTTCTAAGACCAGAAGCGTCTTTAGAAATTAAGACAGCTTAATTACCTTGTAATGTAAATTAAGATTGGGGGAATGAAAGTTCCCCCTCTTAATACAAAATTAAAATTATTTATTTATGCCTTTAACAGTAACATCAAAACTAGAAGCAGTTAATACTATGCTTACTAGTATCGGAGAAATTCCAGTATCTAGTATAACATCTGCTACTACTAATGATGTGTCTATTGCAATACAAATTTTAGATCACGTTTCTAGGGAGGTACAGTCACGTGGTTGGTTTTTTAATACAGATATTAATTATTCTTTAGTACCTACTAATAATAACGAAATTGTTTTACCAGCTAACGCACTAAGAGTGGAATTAGCTGAATCTTCTAGATTACATAATTATGTAGAACGTAATAGAAAATTGTACGACAGAGTTAACAATACATATACTATAACAAATACAGTAAAAGTTAATATTGTATTTTTATTAGATTTTGAAGAATTACCAGAAGTAGCTAGACATTATATAATGATAAGATCTTCTAGAATTTTTCAAGATAGAATGTTAGTATCTAGTGAATTACATAAATTTCATGAAGTTGATGAATTACAAGCCTATATGAATTTAAAAGAAACAGAAGGCGATATAGGTCGTCATAATATTCTTACAGGTAATTATGATGTCTATAGAGTATTAGATAGAGGAAATTACCAACCAGACAAATCTTCAATCGTTAATGAATAATGGCATCAAGATTAATTTCAACAAGTATTCCCAATTTGTTAAATGGGGTATCTCAACAGCCAGATACAATAAGATTACCTAATCAAGCAGAAGTTCAGGAAAACGGTTTATCAGATGTTGTATATGGTCTTGGTAAACGACCACCAACTATACACGTAGCAAAATTAAATTCAGATACTTTTGAAAATAGTAAAATACATTTTATAAATAGAGATAGCACAGAAAGATACACAGTATTAATCAATAATGGTTCTATAAAAGTTTATGATTTAAATGGAGTTCAAAAAACAGTAGTAGCACCTTCATTAACTTATCTAACAACTACTAATCCATTAGAAGACATAAATTTAGTAACTGTCGCTGATTATACATTTATAGTTAATAAAACTATTACTGTTGCAAAATCTGGGACAGCGTCAGCTGTTAGACCAGCAGAAGCAATTTTTTATGTTAAGAATGGTCAGTATTTAACTACTTACAAAATTGATATTGATGGTGTTAATAGAGCTAGCTATACTACTTTAGACAATGGTAATGCAAATCACGCTTCAAGTATTACAACAGATAACATAGCAACAGAATTATACAACGATTTAGTTGCAGCATTTCCTACTGGTTATACAATAGTAAGAGATGGTTCTATTATTTATTTTTCAAAAAATACAGGAACATTTACTGCTTCAGTATCAGATGGTTTAGGTGGAGATGGTTTAATTTTAGTAAAAGATAAAATAAAAAGTTTTTCTGATTTACCATATAAAGGTTATACTAATTTTGAAGTAGAAGTAGTTGGAGACCAAGGAACAGAGTTTGACAATTACTATGTTAAATGGGACGGGTCTGCTTGGGTTGAAACTGTTAAATCTGGTTTAGATAATAATTTTAATACAGCGACATTACCACATTTATTAATTAGAACTGCTGATGGTAATTTTAGATTTACCAAAGCTGATGGCTCTACTTACACAGTTAGTTCAATAACTTATACTACTCCAGTATATAACGGAAGAACTTGTGGCGATACAATAACAGCAAGTGATCCATCTTTTATAGGAAGTAAAATTCAAGATGTATTTTTCTACAGAAATAGATTAGGTTTTTTGTCAAATGAGAATGTTATATTTTCTAAAGTAAGTGAATTTTTTACTTTCTACCCAGAGACAGTTACTACTTCTTTAGACGACGACGCTGTAGACGTAGCGGTTAGCCACAATAGAGTTTCTAATTTAAAATATGCTGTAAGTTTAAATGAAGAATTATTATTATTTGCAGATCAAACACAATTTTTGTTAAAACCAGAAGAAACATTAACCTCTAAAACAGTATCAATTAATCAAGCTACTGAATACGAAATTGACTCAATTTGTAAACCAATACCAGTAGGTAAAAATGTTTACTTTGCTTTTAAAAGAGGAAGTTACGCTGGTGTTAGTGAATATTTTATTTCGCAAGACCTACTAACCAAAGAAGCACAAGATACTTCTTTAAACGTGCCTAGATATTTAACTGGTAGAATTAACTCATTAAAGGGGTCTACTACTGAAAATACTATATTTGCTTTTTGTAGCAACGAGAGAAATTCTTTAGGCGTATACAAATTTTATTTTGATGCTAATAATAGATCATTACAAAAATCTTGGTCTAAATATATATTTCCAAGTGGTACTGTTTTATTAGATGGAGATACTGTAGAAACATTTTTTTATTTAGTTGTAAAAAGATCAGATGGTACTTATTTAGAAAAAATAAATTTAAAAACAAACGAAGTAGATACTAATTTAAACTTTCCAGTTTTATTAGATAGAAAAGTATTATTAACAGGTTCATACAATGCTGGTACTAATCAAACTACTTTTACACTACCATACCCAGATACAAATACTAAAAACGTAATTCTAGGTGGTAGTTGGTCTTCTTCTTTAAAAGGAAGATTAATAGACGTAGTGTCGGCTACTTCAACAACTGTTGTTGTGGGTGGTAATTACTCTGCTAACCCGTGTTATGTTGGTAATAAATATACATTTAAATATAGATTTTCTACTTTTTATGTTAGAGAACAGAAAGGTAGTGGCTCGACATCTACTATAAATACTGGTAGATTACAGC